ACTTGAATACGACCTGTTCTTGTAGGGTCTACATTGTTCTTTACTATACCAAATACAGGTACATTTCTAACAACGCCGCCGCCGGAGTCTGGTTTACTTGCCTTAGATGCACCAGCCGGTTTGAATATGTCTTCAGCCATTATCCTCTACCTCCCTGAAGATAATTTTGTTCCCAATTTGAGTCAAATGAAGCATCATCATTTGCTACACCTTTAGTAGTTGTGTCTTGTGTAGTTGCGGGTGTTGATGATCCTACTGTTTGATTTCCACCAGTAGTACCAGTAGATGGTGGAGGATCAGCTTTTAATCCAGCAGGTGGGGGACTTCTAGCTAACAAATCATCGCGGGCGTTTTGACCAGAAGCAATCGGAGCAGAGGCCGCTGTCGCTCTATTTCTTTCTCTTTCTTGTAATATAGTAGGACCTTTTACATCAGCAAAAGTGTTTATTGCACATTCTAGTTCTTGTGTAAACTTGCCGCCTTTAAAATTATGTGTTATGTTAGTAACTTGATAACTTATTGCTCCATCTAATTGTTTAGCAATAGAAACAGGATAGTCAAAAAATAATATGTCTGTGTTTATTCTCATCAATCCAGTATCGTGTTCATAATCAACTGCTTCTAGAAACTTAATTTCAATAAAAACTTGCCCAGCCTTAAAATCTATTGTGAATCCGTCAGGTCCATAGAATGATTTTGCGTCATCATTTATATTGGCTGTTTCATTCGATAGCCAATCAGGATCACCTAAAATTTCTATCTTTGCTTTGGCCCAATCACCCGGTGACATTAGGTCAGTAGTTACACTATTTTGTGCTTCTTTACCTACACCCAATTTACCTAATTTGTCGGCCGGTTGAACTTTACTCGTTACTATAGGAACCTGTGCATTTCCGCCAGTGGCAGTACTTGATGCATCACCGGCACCTAGTGATACATTAAAGTAAGCGTTGTTCATCGACTGTTCATATCTAATGACCTCAGAGTTTTGACCAGTCCACCAATATTCATATCTTTTTACAGCACCGTAATAAGGAGTAGTCTTATCAGCATACGCAGACATTAACACTGGAATTTCATAAGTTCGAACCTGATATTCAATATCAAACACCCAATCTTTAACAATGTTATCAAACTTAGTTCCTGAAATTACAGGTGCTATATTAAACCACTTTAATCTTTTATTACTGTCAATTTTTTCTGATGACTGACTGTTTGTTTCTGAGTTTGGTTGTTCGGCTGTAGTGTATACAGATTTTAATCCATTGACCAAATACTCACTTTGCGTTATCACACTAGTGATTGCTTGTAGAATTGGTGTGTCTCGGTTAAATGCAACCGTTCTTTCGTTACTGTTGGGCTGTGCTTTTATTGACAAACTATCATTAACAGTTTTTTTGTCAGTTGGGTTAGCCATTGGCCATTTGATTTTACTTGTATCGGCTAAACTAACAATAGAAGATTGTGCAATGCTATCAGCGTCACCTAGAAATCGTATACTATAGGTGTTACCAAATTCTCGCTTTTTAGCATTAACATCATCTGCTTGATCTTTTGTCATCTTACGCATCAACTGATTAAGAATCTGTTCTACATTATTTCCTACTAATTGAGTAGCACCTTTATCAATAACACCTCTTTTTTGACCTAATGCACTAGCTATTGGTAGCGAAGCTGCTTTGATGGCATATGTTGTTGTTTTCCCGTCAATTTTGAATCCAATACTAACAATGTTAATATCATAGAATCGTTGAAAAGTAGGATCAGGTTCATTGACTAAATTTGATTTAGTTATCAATTGACCAGCGGCGTCATATCCTAAAAACTTTATTCCCAGTATGAAGAATTGTCGGCTGGCATTAGTGCTGTCTTTATAATTTATAGTTGTTGAATATCTTTCCAATGCTTCTTTGGCTCTTTTTAAGTTAGTGATAAACGAAAGGCCATATGCTTCTGTGATAGTAAAGTCAAAACTTACATTGGTTGTAGGTGCTGATGTACTAGTACCACTAACGGCTGACAAGATTTTTAAGTTATCAATATAATAGTCATATTCAAATCCAGGAGCCCTAGTAACAGGATTATTGATACCACCGCTTTGAGCTATTAAATATGCACCAGATTCATTTCCAACGGACTCTCTAGCGCCATTAAACATGAAGATGTCTTTTCTGCCTGAGCGATTGAATTCATCTAGTGCGTCAGGTGTAATCATATACAATGATAACTGGTAAGTATAACTTGAGTATGTACTCAATGGATTAAATCTGCGAGAACCTACGCCTGAGTTTTCGGATACGCCCGGACTTCCTGCCTGTGTTGTGCCCGATTTTGAGTTTTCATCCAGCGGACCTACATCCAGCGGACCGTCACCGTAATCTCCTATTACATTTCCAAATTCATCATAAACGACTGCCATTATTATATGCCCAATGCTCTTTTAAGTGTATCCATTTTAGGAAGATATATCTCAGTACCAGTGATGAAGTCAAAGTAAGGATCCTTCAATCTATTTGGATTTCGCTGTGCAAATACCCACCAGAGTCTAGAATCGCTGTAAAGATCGTATGCTAATATATCAGGTCTAAATTCATACACTGGTGTTATCGCCCAAAATACATCAGAACCCAATGCTGGTATAGGCTTGTTAATCATAACATCTAAGAATTTACTATTTACTACATCCGTGTTTGAATACGGGCTTGTTGACGGATACAAATTATTAATTGATGCCATTACCAGATACCTCCACCTTGATCTCCTCGTTGTGATCCCTTCAATAATTCACCTGAAGCATAATCACGCAGGCTGAAGTTTTGACTTATATCTCGTCTACTTACTATCGGTATAGCACCTATTTGAATTTGTAGTTTTGTAGGAACATATGTGGGTTCGACTGATCCGGGGGCATTGCCGTTACCTTTTAATAAAGACCATTCAGGTGGCATAGGTAGTCCGCCGGATCTGATGCCAGAACTCGCAGTTCTTTGGCTAGTTGGATTACCGGAAAATCTAGCAGCAACAGCTTGGTCTTCAGCTTCAATACTATCGGCTGTAATGCTAGCTCGAATATAGTCTACATCATTTGGTAAGTTATAGGCGAAGCTAGTTATAGCTATAGGATGCTTATTGAATTGAAATTCTCCCAAACCGTAAATATAACACAATGGGGGAGGAGTTCCATTGACAGGATCCTGATCGTTTCCATAGAACATTTTAGTCATAGATTTGAAAAAGTGTATGACCGCGAGCATGTAGTTAGCTTCATAAGTGTCTTGAGCAGTGAAATCACCGGTTATTGATATAGTATCGACACTGCTGTTTTTGTATTGGAATATTTTGTAGTTGCTATGTGCAACGTCGGAGGTATCATATGTGGCTGCATACTGTACTTGAATTTGAGGGGTGTAGGGGAATATGACACCGTCAGTTTCTGCTAATGGTGACATAATACCCGAATTAGCGGCCCTGTACATATACCCATCCGCCCCGGGTGCAAGACTTAATCTGACTCTCCAGTCTTTGAGGGCGGCATAGTTATATTGATCCTGAGCCGATCCTTGTTGTCTTGTTTGACTTGTTGCTCCTTGAAGTCCTCGTGCCATAGTAGTATTATCCTTATCTATATTTATCTGATAAATATAATGCGCTTTTTACCTTTTCCTCTATCTTTCTATTGCTTTTTTGCAAAGAAAGTGTTACACTTATCTCAACAAAACTACGGAGCCATATGAGCCTATTACCAGCACCAAGAAAACCTGTAAATTATTTAAACAACAAAGACATTCTCAAAGAGATTCACGAAAGTAAAACAACTTATTGTTATTTCGCAAAACCAGAATATCATCGCTACGATTACATCGTTGATATGCCGCAAGAACCATTAGAAAAATGCTATGAACATGCATTCTCTCCCGAGGTTATACAACAAGCAAAAGAAACAAGAGCCCATAGATTATCTATCGAATCCGGTTCTACAGTAGACCCAAATTCAATATCAACTAATGATTTGGTATTTAGAATAATGACTTGGGATCATGTGCCCGTAGCCCAAAAGCAACCTAGAAAAACGATAAAAAAGAAAACAGCAAAAGATATCTTTGAGTTTGATGAGCAGGATGAGATTTTTGCAGATTTAGAAGATGCCGCACCAATTAAAGCAGATGTTGACGACATGGTGCATGTCAAAGTAAATTTCCCCCCATTCCAACACTACAAGATAGACGAAAACAATAGCTTTTATTGTATAGGGAAAAGTCATTGGGAAGGTGATTTAGCAACCGGAAATTTCAACAAAGATCATGGCCAGATCACGAACAAGTTAGCCCGTATGTACATCATGATGTGTGAAAAGTATGCTATGAAATACAATTGGCGTGGCTATACATACAATGATGAGATGCGCAATTCAGCAATCCTTCAGTTGACATATGTTGGTTTACGATTCAATGAAGCCAAATCTGCTAACCCATTCGCTTACTATACGGCTGCTATCACTAACAGTTTTTGTCGTGTACTCAATACAGAAAAACGAAATCAAAACATCAGAGATGATATCTTAGAGATAAACGGATTAAATCCTAGTTGGTCTCGTCAAGGTTCAGGGGCAGGTGCTCCATCTTTTGAAGAATAATCAATATTTTATCCCTAAATGATAAATAAGTCTATCATTCATTTAGGGTTATAAAATGTTCATTTACAAAATCACTGTTGTTCCTTTAGGAGAAGTATACATTGGGTTAGATACAAAACCTGAGTATAAAAAATCTCGTTGGAAAACACACTGCAAGGAATCAATCACTAATCCTAAAGGAAAATTACACAAAGCTATTAATCATTATGGACCTGATAATTGTGTATATGAAGTAATTGACGCTGGGTTTGATTCTATATCTCAACTCGCATTAGCAGAAATAAAATATATTAGTCAATATAATTCTTATAAGAATGGGCTTAATAGCACACCCGGTGGTGATGGATTGAACAATGATTTAACTATGTTCACTGATGAAGAAGTAGTAATTATTAGAGAAGCATTAGGTGAAAAATGGAGGTTGTTCAACAAGAAAAAATGGGAGGGTACTACTGTCGAAGAACGACAAGAAATGATTAGGCACTGTCACACAGATGATGCCCGTAAGAACAGATCGACTACCTTAAAAGGATATTATGATTCAGTAGCCGGAGCAAAAGAAAAACATAGTGCTGGAATAAAACAATGGCAAAAAGAAAATCCAGATCTCGCAAAAAAATATAGAGTACAGAACGGATTAAAAGGTGCTGAAAAAACATCCAAGAAGGTTACCTTATTGCGTGACTCCGGAGAAGTAGAAGTGTATACTAGTATCAGTGAGTTCCAAAGACAAACAGGTCAGTGGATGAGTACTATTCGAGAAAAATCAAAAAACGGGGAATTTTATAATGGATACAAACTTAAGGACAATGAATGAATTTATTTAAGAAGGCAGCAGTTTTCACCGACGTGCATTTTGGACTAAAGAGTAACAGCCTACAACATAATCAAGACTGTGCTAACTTTGTAGATTGGTTCATTGCCACTGCAAAGAAAGAAGGATGTGAAACATGTTTCTTCTTGGGTGATTACAATCACCACAGAGCCAGTATTAATATTCAAACTTTGCAATTTGGTCTTCAAGCACTAGAAAAGCTAAATGCAAACTTTGATACCGTGTATTTCATTCCCGGGAATCACGATCTTTATTATCGTGATCGCAGGGACATTCATAGTATTGAGTGGGCTAAACATCTACCAAACGTCAAGATCATCAACGACTTCTTTCAAAAAGATGATGTGGTTATCGCACCGTGGCTAGTAGGTGAGGATTACAAAAAACTACAAAAGTTAAAAGGCAAATATCTGTTTGGTCATTTTGAGTTACCTAACTTTTTAATGAACGCAATGATTGAGATGCCTGATCACGGTGAAGTCAATGCAGAACATGTTAGAAACTTTGATAAAGTATTCAGTGGACATTTCCACAAGCGGCAATCAAAAGGTAACGTGTGGTACATTGGAAATGCGTTCCCGCATAACTATGCAGATGCAGGTGATGATGCACGTGGCATGATGATACTTGAATGGGGACAAGATCCAGAGTTTCGCAGTTGGCCTCGTCAACCTGTATTTCGAGTTCATAAGTTAAGTGATGTATTGGAAAACCCTGAGGGATTGTTATTGATTGACAGTCATGTTAGAGTTCACCTAGATATTGAAATCTCATATGAGGAAGCAAACTTCTTACGTGAGACTTGGATACCAGAACATAAATTAAGAGAGATGGCATTGATACCGGTTAAAGGTGAGCAGCCTACTGAAGGGCAAAGTGCTGACGGATTAAAATTCGAATCAGTTGATCAAATTGTGATTGAACAAATCAATGCAATCGAAAGCAAAAATTTCGACAAGAAAATTCTACTAGACATTTACAATAACCTATGATGGAAAAACCATTCATTTATTCCGTGCGTGAACCTAGATGCGGCGGCACTCACGTAATAGAATTTATAAAAACTTTATACCAACGAGATACA